AGAGTTGCACAACTGGAGAATGACTAATGGCTACATGGACTATATCTACACTCGAACACAACACAGCTGACGGCGGAGTAATCGTTGCTCACTGGCGTGTAAATGACTCAGAGACTGTCGGTGACGACACTTACTCTGCTACTGCATACGGTACTTGCTCGTTTGTACCTGATGCTTCTAGCCCTGATTACGTGCCTTACGATGACCTTACTGAAGAGATGGTGTTGGGCTGGTGCTTTGCTGACGGTGTAGACAAGGACGCTATCGAGGCGTCACTAACTGCGCAGATCGAAGAGCAGAAGAACCCAACGACTGAAGACGGCGTACCGTGGTAATTCAGGTACTCGCTGATATTGCTTCAGTGGCTCCTATGGTAATTAGTGTCTGCTCAATTATTGCAGCAGTAACACCTACACCTAAGGACGACGCATGGATGGCTAAGTTGTATCGTTTTATTGACATCATGGCTGTTAATATCGGCCACGCAAAGAAGTAAGGGAGTTGTATGAACGCCACGGAAGAGGCTTTAGCCCGGTTAGATAAGCACGAAGCAGAATGCGCTATTCGCTATGAGATGATTCAGCTTCAACTGGATAACCACAGCAAACGGTTTGATCGGCTAGAGGCTCTTATGAGTCGTGGCTTTTTTGCTATGGGCATTATGATTACGTTAGCAATAGCTATCTTAGAGTTTGCTAGATAATGTGGCAAACACTGCTTGGACCACTAACTAACCTTATTGGTAATCATCTTGAGCGTAAGGCTGAAGAAAAGAAAGCAGTACATGAAAGAAAGCTAGAAGCAATTAAACAAGACAGTAACTGGGAAAACATACATGCAAACAACGCAGCAAGTTCATGGAAGGACGAATGGTTTACGATTTTGTTTTCCATCCCGTGCGTCCTTGCGTTCTTTCCCAGCATGGTGCCTGTAGTTATGCAAGGCTTTGATGTTTTAAATAATATGCCTGATTGGTACAAGGGCTTCTTAGGTGCTGCTGTAGCGGCTTCATTTGGCTTACGTAGCCTATCTAATTGGAGAAAGTAATGGCAGAAGGCATGTTAACAAAACCTGCTCCTACTACTAAGGAGACTGTTAAACCTACTCAAACTTTTACTTTTGTTAAAGGTAAAGAAGAAGGCGATGCTAAACTAGAGTACCTATACGGCCAAACAGGAGAAGAGCAGCAGCTTACTACAGACCAGCTTCGAGATTACTTTGAGGGTGGACAAGGGAAAACAAACAGGCTACAAGAGCAGTTTGGTTCGTTTGATAACTACCTTAACTACATGACTGAACGTGAGCAGTTAATTCAGTCTGGTGATTATGATGTTGGTAATTGGTCTGAAGCTGATACTGGCTTTACAGAAGATCAACAGATGATCCTTGAGGGTGACGCCGATCTTACCATAGACGCTAGCGATCCCAGCCAAGACGTAACTAAACTACGGCAGTCTGAACTTAGTACTCAACAGGGCGGCTATAACAACTGGCTTAACTCTGAAGCTAACCAAGCATTACTAGAGAAGTACGGAGTTAGTGGTACAGCCTATAGCGAAACAGGCGACAAGTTTCAGTGGAACGGCTCTGGTTATGTAAAAGTTGCTGACGAAGATAAAGTTAGCATGGGTGACTACGCTAAGATAGCTATGGGGGCGGCTGTGGGTTCAATGCTTGGCCCTGCGTTAGGCAACTTAGCAACAGGAACTGCTACAGCAGGAACAGCAACAACAGCAGGGACATTTGCACAGGGGGCAATAAACTCTTCTCTTGGAACTGCTATTAGCCAAGGAATCTCTACAGGATCAGTAGATATCTCTAGTTTAGGCACGGCTGCTATTACCGGCGGCATTGGTGGCATTGCTGATGCTATTAAAGCAGGTGAGCTAGCTGGTACTGCTGCTGAAAACGCAATTACTCAAATAGCAACTTCTACTGGTTTGTCTGTAGACAGGACAACAGACCTTGTAGCAGGTCTTTTAAACGGTACTGTTACTGGAGATGATTTAACAGACACTGCTTTAGGAGTAGTTCAGGGATATACAGAAGGAGAGCTTAAAAACTTTATTAAAGACTCCTTTGGAAATGAGCTAGACATACCAAACTTATTTGACGAAGGCACAACAACTATTCCTATTGAGTCTTTAAACCCCTTCTTAGAAACAGCTGTTGATGCTGCTTTTGAAGGAGAGCTTAGTGGGGCAGATGTTATAAAGGCTCTTTACGATTATGGAACAGAAGAAGGTAGTTTTGCTTTTTTAGATCCGGGATTAGAAGTAGACTCAGATCTCTTCGGTGATACCCCTCAGTTTATAAAGGAGATTGAGGACGCTGCACGAACAGGAGCTACTTATGTTAGGGACTTTGGTAGAGACGTAAGAGAAGGAATGCCTGAGTTTAGTACACCACAGCCAATAAAAGAAATTGAAGACACTCTTAGGTCAGGAGCTACTTTTGTTAGAGACGTAGGTAGGGACATAAGAGAAGCAATACCTAGCGGCACAACCCCAGAGGGTTTGAGTTTAGGCGGTGGCTTTGACACAAACCTTGACTTTGGATCAGGCATGAGTTTTTCCGATGGTGAACCATACGAAATAAACAAGGCAGATTTGGGCTATACGCCTTTAAAAATTCCTGAGCTAATCAAACCAACAGACTATAATTCAGCATTAAATGGATTATTCGGGAGATTAACTTAATGACGTATCTGAATTTAGTAAACAACGTACTGCGTAGGTTGCGAGAAGAAACTACTAATAACGTAAACGACACTATTTTTAATACAATGGTAGGCGACTTTGTTAACGACGCTAAACAGCTTGTAGAAGAAGCTTGTGATTGGTCAGGGTTACGCTCTACTATTTCACTCCAAACTGTTGTAGGAACTAATCAGTACTCTCTTGTAGGAACAGGAGACAATGTAAAAGTGTTTTCTGTTATAAACGACACAAACAATACTTTTATTACTTATCAAACTAAAGATTGGTTTAATAACGCATTGTACTTACAAGAAGAAATCAGCGGATCACCTGCGTATTATACCTTTGACGGTCTAGATTCTTCTCAAGATACACAAGTACTCCTCAGTCCTAAACCCAGTACTGTAGAAACACTACGATTTGATGTAACTAAAAGACAGCCAGAGTTAGTAAACAATACTGATGTTTTACTAGTACCTTCAAAACCCGTTATACATTTAGCTGTTGCTCTTTTAGCGAGAGAGCGCGGAGAAACAGGAGGCACCTCTACCGTTGAGTATTTTTCTATTGCAGACAGGTATCTATCAGACGCTATTGCTATTGATGCTGCAAAACATCCTGAAGAAATGATATATAGGACTGTATAATGTCTCAAGAATTGCGTTCTGTAAATCTTATTGCTCCCGGTTTCAAAGGGTTAAACTCAGAAGACTCTCCGTTAGCACAAGACCCATCCTTTGCTGAAACAGCAGACAATGCTGTTATTGATAATAGAGGACGAATCGCCGCACGTAAAGGTTATGTTGTACAAACAGCTAATAAACAAGTTTTAAATAATAATCCTATAACAACAATAGGAGAATATAGGGACGCTTCTGGCGACACTAGAATATTTTCTACAGGTAATAACAAAATATGGAGAAATGGAGTAACAGGCCCGGACGTTAATAATACCTCTTTAAACGACGTAACTCCACAAAACTATACTATTACTTCAAACAACTGGAAGATTGTAAACTTTAATAACAATACTTACTTTTTTCAACGCGGTTATCAACCTCTTGTAAGCGAAAATAGCAACGGTTATGTAGTTCCTATGAGTATTAAGCCCGGCAACGTAGGGGTTACTTCTGCTATGTACGGGAACGAAGTCCTTGCTGCTTATGGCCGTCTTTGGACAACAGACTTTAATGACGATAAGTCTACTATTTATTGGTCAGACCTTCTTCAAGGGCATAGATGGGAAGGCGGCACTAGCGGAAGTATTAATATCTCTAAAGTATGGCCTGACGGTTACGACGAGATTGTAGCTTTAGCTGCTCACAACGGACTTCTTATTATCTTTGGTAAACACAGTGTTGTTGTTTATCAAAACGCTGAGTCCCCTTCAATAATGAGCCTTGCAGATACTATATCAGGCGTTGGTTGTGTTGATAGAGACACTGTACAGTACACAGGAACAGACGTTGTATTCTTGTCTGACACAGGTCTTAGAAGTTTTGGAAGAACAGTACAAGAAAAGTCAATGCCTATTAGTACATTGTCTAAAACAATTACAAAAGACCTCATTAAAGCAGTACAGAATGAAACCAGTGGTTTTAAAACGGTGTACAGCCCAGAGGAAAGTTTTCTTTTGTTGACTTTTATAAGTCAAAAACTTACTTACTGTTTTGATTTAAGAGGCAATTTAGAAGATGGTTCTTTAAGAGTAACTCGTTGGCCGTCATCTACATACACTACTTATAAAAGAACAAAAGACGGGCAACTTTTTATAGGGTCTGCCGAAGGTATTAGCACTTATAAAGGTTATTTAGACAATAACACTACTTATCGTTTTAAGTACGAAAGTCCTATGTTGTCTTTTGGGGACTCTTCTAAATTAAAAATGCTTAAAAAACTCCGACCTATTATTGTTGGGGGTAATGATTCTTTAGCAGTATTAAGATTTGCTTATGATTTTAGTACTGATTTTAGAACCATATCTTTTATAATTAATGACCAAGTAAGTGCTCAATTTGGTATAAACGAATTTGGACCTAACTCAGTTCCTTTATCTGAGTTTACTTCGGGTGAACAACTTACAAACAAAAGAACATTTAATGCTAGAGGCAGTGGAAACACTGTTGTTATTGGTTTAGAAACAACTATTAACGGTTCTGAAATTTCATTACAAGAAATAAACGTATTAGCCTTAATAGGCAAAACGCTTTAATTAGGAGAAGATAGATGGGAATTTTTCCAACAGTACAGCCGCCAAGTACAACAGGACAAGGTTCTGGAGGAGGTTTCTTTCAAAACTTAATTGACGGAATAGGCAGCGGCCTAGGTAATGTGTTCGGCAGTGGAGCCGGAAACATTGCTTCTGGTATCGGAGGGCTTGGTCTTCTTACTGGTGCTTATAATAGACTAGGAAACATAGGAGATCAAGCGCTTGACTTAGGCCAAGACCTTGCTCAAACACAGATAGAACAGGCGGCATTTAGACCGTACACTGTTTCTACGTCTACGGGAGGCCAATTTGGTACTACTGTTGATCCTGTGACAGGACAGCTTACTACTTCTATGGCTGTTTCTCCTGAAGAAGAAGCGTTCCGTAATCAAATGTTTGGCGGTGCTGGTCAGTTTTTCCAACAAGCGGCTACTCCTACCGCCGAAAGAGAAGCTGCTGTTTATGACCGTATGAGGGCTGTAATGGCTCCTGAAGAGCAACGACAGCAGCTTGCCTTAGAAGAGCGTCTTGCTAACCAAGGACGCCTTGGCGTACGTACTGCGCAGTTTGGTGGTGCACCAGAGCAGTTTGCTATGGCTCAGGCTCAAGAAGAAGCACGTAATAGAGCTATGTTGGGTGCAATGGGTCAAGCACAAGCTGAACAAATGCAGCAAGCACAGTTAGGAGGCCAATTCTTAGGGTCTAGTTACTTGCCACAACAGATGTTACTTCAAGGGTTATCACCCGGTCAAACAGCGGCATCACAAGCGCAACAAGCCCAATTGTACGGCACTGGTTTGTTTGGTGAGGCGACTGCTTCTGGTATTGAAGCACTGCTTAATGCAGGTTTAGGTCAATCGCAGTTGATGGGTACAGTAGGAACAGGGTTGTTAAGCGGACTGTTTAGATAATAGTTTAAACAACCTTAAAACATTGGAGAAAAATAATGGCTAGATTTAGAATTTCACAGGATGCGGCACGTCCTGCATATCTCGAAGGTTTGTTTACTGCTGCTCAACAAGCTGGCATGGCTCCTCAAGTACGAAGACAAAGAGAGGCGTTATCTCAGCTGGACCCCAGTACCGTACAAGGTCTAGGGGGTTTAGCTACTTATTACCAAGGTCAGGGTGATATGGAAAACGCTACTAAGTATGCAACAGCAGCGCGTAACTTACAAACGCAAATTACAGAGGAAGCAAACTTTAACGCACGTAAAAACAGCCTAGCTAACACTGCTACTGCTTTGCAGCTGCCTGAACTTGCTGCTCGTGTCACAGGAGTTTCTGATTCAGAAGAACTTAAAACTATTGCTAAAGAAATTCGACAGATAGAACGAGATAAAATGCCTACCCAGACTCCGTTGGTACGCAAGCGTATGGCCAATGCTGCTGGCATATCTCCTGAATTATTTGACGAGCTTGGTTTAGCTAAAGTTCGTGACAGTGTTTTTAATGAATATATTTCAGGTGAAAAAGGAGGATTGAGCCTTATCTAAAAGACAACAAAGTTGGTTTATTCCGTGTTAACGAAGCTGGACGCGTATGGGACGATAACCAACAAAAGTGGGTAGAAGCCGGTACGTTAGGATTAGAAGCAGCGCCCCCTCAGGTACAACGTGTAGAAACTATTGCCTCAGGAATGGCAGATGAACTAGCTAAAGTAGGTGCTAAGGCTTTTGCCGAAGCACACGAAAATGCTAGGCTTGCTGCGGACGCGCTTGGGTCAGTCAACCGTACACTCCCAACAATTGACAACATGTTTACAGGTGCTGGTGCAGAACTTA